AGGTGGTCTTTCATAGAGCTTCCCCAGCCGTCCTCGCTGTTGAAAATTTCGTCGGTCAAATTGGACCCAGCTTCGATGGCGTGCACTATGTTCGCTTGACCCAAGCGCATGTCATGGAGTATGAGCTTGGCAGTCTCTTCCAGCTCCCCGAGCTCCATTGTGATGTTAAAATCGTCGCCAGAGATGTTGACTGAAATCGCATCGAGATCTTTGACCTCGCCAAGAATGGCTTCGACCGAAATGTATAGCTGATCAAGCCGGAAGATGCTCCCGCCAAGCTGGGCGTCGACGATGTGCAGGCCGTCACCAACGGTCCGGTTCATGTCAGAGATTGCAATTATAATGCCGTCGAGGCGTTGGATGGTGTATGCCGTTTGTATGATCGACGTGGCTATGAAGCCGAACACAAGGATGACTTGCGTAACACGCATTGATTGTAGGAGCTCGTACTGTTGCACGTCATGCAAGGCGACGGCTTGAATGCCGTGGAAATTGGATAGATGAGACATGGCGCTACTGATCATTAAATGAAAGATGTATTGTATAAATCTGTACCTAGCCCAGGGTCCAGGATCTTCTTGTAGAGAAAACCGGTGGTGTGATTGGTGCTTCTACTAAAGAAGCTACGGCTGAACCCACCCTGCGCGTACCAGACGAGGAACGACCACAGAATCTCACACTCGGAGACAGAGAGATTGTAGTGGAAGGCGTTGACGCGCACCATGTGGTAAGCCTCGTCGTTGTTGCGGATCAAGTGTAACCAGTCGGCGACTGCGGTTGCGTACTCGTCCGCCTGCTGTTTATTCGTATATATGCGGCAGGCGGCTTTGTTGGCAAGACGCGGTAGATCGATTGTGAGCGTATCACCGACGAGGTATCCCACAAACGTGCCATTCAAGCCCTCTTCAACTTTTAACTCTTTCAGGGTGTGGATCTTCGTAACTTGCTGGGACCGGATGAAGCCGTCATCGCCTTTGAAGCCTGCCACGAAAGGTGTGGCCACGTTATAGGCGCTACCGACTCTGGCCATGTTGTCGATGGTGTTATTCAGGTAAGTCATGGCGGTCCCGCTCTGGAATGCGTCTAGGGTCCAGAGAGAGTAGTCGAGCCCACGAGCAGCCCAAGCTCGTAAAGTGCTGAAAAGTATATCGATCACGTGCTCAGGTGTGCCGATGATGCGGAACAGGCGTTTGACGAGCTCGTGGACAGCGGCGGTTTTTGTGGTGTCTTGCTAGCTGATATCTGTGCATACGGTCTGATACCTTCCGGCGGGAAGCGACTTGATGTCGGCATCAAGTCGCTTCTTGAAATCTTCTGTGCTCGTGCCATTTGGGAGATGGACCCCCGGCCGACGGCACCTAATGATTTCGAGTTCAAGGCAACGGACATAAGCCATGCAAATATGGTTGATCGTCTTCGGTGAGGCTGATATAGGTTGTCCGCCCTTGAATTTGTATCTGCCAGAATCGGTGAAGCTGCCTTGTAACCATGTCTCAGTTTTAAGCCCTGCCTTGTCCTGCTGCTTATTAAAGCAGGATATGGTGCTGGTCGCAAAAGCGGTCGAGCCGTACAAGCCTTCCTCTTGTCGGGATGGATTCTTCTTAGCGACTATGTTTTGACACGCTTCGGCCTCTGCGACCGCCAGCATTTCGGGGGTGATCTGGGCTAACCGGCGGATCTTGATGAACTTGTCTAAGCCGGCAGTTAAACGTTGCACTTCAGGCTCGAACCGGTCGAGTGGCAACTTGCTGCTTGCTGTCGCATAGCGGCTGATGGCGGCCTGAAGCGAATGGTCTAAACTGTTGGTCTGCGCGCGCGATCGGCAACGCGCAACGCTGATCACTCTCTTGTCTTTGCCAGCGAAAGGTTCCAAAACTGGTCTGTGGCGCATTTTAATCTTGAGACTCTTTCCGCACAGATCCCCAAGGTTGGAGTAGCCAGTTTCCCTCCGGAATTCGTATAGGTCGGAGCTTGTCGGGGCCACCTTTTGCAACACTTCATCGACTGCGGTCATGCTGACAGCTTTCAGGGGTGGTATTAGAATATCCACGGGGGTTGGATCAATCGTCAAATCTTCGCTTGTTTGCATGCCGGGTATGAAGCCTTCGCCTGCAAGATGGATGGAACCGTGCACTTGCATGTTGATCTGGGCTTCTTCAGGGATACTGTAGATCTTCCCACCAGCCTCGTCCCTTGGGTCTGGTCTTGACGAGAAGGACCCTGTGTCAAAATCGACGTCCTTGACGGCAACGTGGCCATACAGGCCATTGTTGCTGCGGGAGCCGATCCGCCATGGCAAGTCAGTTCTCCTGCCGGATGTGGTGTAACCGGTACAGCCACAGCGATCGGTACAAGGAGCCTTGCGCTCACAGGGCTGTCTTGGTCTGCAGGGGCAGATGTGGATTGGGCGGATGTCGGCTGCCGCGCGAGCTGCCGGGGCGGCCATGAAGATCCAAAGCCTCTGGGTGTGCCGCGTTACCGCCACGTACAGCTGCTGAGGTAGCGTGTGGATAGTAGTGGCACAGCTGGGCCCGATATATAACCCGACAGCGCGCGCACGGTAACCTTGCTGGGAGTTAACGGTCGGGAACCCAGTGATCTGCTCAGCCTTCTTCGAGAAGCATATTATACGACTGTCAAGGCTGTACAACGGCTCTTTCAGGAACATCTGCTTCATTTGGCCGCCTGTGCGACCTGACTGCTGGACGAACTTGACGGTGCTGCACCTGAAATTCGTGGTTTTGTAGCCAGATTTCGCTGGCCACCGTTGATGAATCCAAGCCATGACGTCTAGGGGCACGGCTCTACTGATGGTGATGCGGGGAAGTTCAGAAGAGCAAGCAGCGGCGAGGGGGGTCATGCGGCTGGCAACATTCCCGACGTAATCGCTGTTGTTGAAAGCTGTCTGCTCGCTGTCGCCGACCAGCAATGCGCGTTTGCAATGAGTAAGGATGTAGCAGAGCTCGATGATCCCCATTTTGTAGCTCTCGTCAATGATGACGGCTTTGCCCTTGATGTGCGGGATAGCAGATGTAGTGGTCTTGGAGGGTATACAGTCCTCAGTGTACTCATCCTTAAGGGCTGAGGTGGGGCACACAACTAAATCCCAGCCGCCTTTAGCGAAGATACGCTTCATCAGGTGCGTTTTCCCGCATCCTGGGATACCGTTGATGGCGGTAACTTTATCGCGTATGTGGCGCGAAAGGAGGCTGCTCTGATGCTGACCCGTCGACTTTAGCGCTGTCAACTCAGCCTGAATGTGTGAGATGGCCGCCTGGTTGACCTTTTGGTACACTCCTGTAGCGCCGGCTTTGAGCGTAGAGAGCAGGATTTGTAGCTCATCTGATGGGTTGAACGCTCCGAAATCGAGATCGGTGGCTTCGGGGGAAGTCTCTGGGACGACGTAGGGGATTCCGCGAAGCTCTTGCGCGTAATAGAGCTGTCCATGGTAAGCGGGATGGGTGAGTGGGTTGCTTAGCCCAACAAATATCCTGTAACCAGCCGCCTTGACGTACTCATAGAGAGGGTGTTCCATGGCGTTGTTTGTGTAGGCCCAGAGACGGATAGCTTGGAGCTCCGTAATTGCTATATCGGAGTTTAGAGATTGGGCCCACTCCTTAAGAACATCATCACTCACAGCGGGCGTGTCCCATTCGAGCGCATGGAAAACGCGGGACCAATCATGTTTTGGCAAAATGGTTGGCCCGTCAGATCGGAATTTAGCGTTCCACGCAACCTCGTCGAAGGCAGGCAGTTTAGAGGTGCTGTGGTCGGTGGTGTCGTAATCTATATCGGTCTGAGTGGACCGGCGCGAGATCGAACGTGACTCGGCGGGGGCTTCGACACGTGGCGCTGCCGGCAATGGCGCGCGCGGCTCCACGGAGGTACTGGGTGCTGGCTCGGGTAGCTCCTTGATTTCAGCTTGTTGAGTGATGGCAGGTCTTTGGCGGCGAGCAACCATGCACCTGGCGAACCATCTCTTGATGAGAGTGGCGGCTAGGTAGCGTCTTATGTTGCACATCCTGCTCAAGTATATCTGCCAAAGTTCCTCACGGGCCCGGCTCTCAGCAAGACGCCGCTGCTCTTCAGCGGCCGCGAGGCGGCGGAGTGTCGTCAACAGATGGTCCTTAGCAACGGCGCGCCAGTGATCAAAAACACGGCGTTCGCGATTGGTGTCTAGGCGGGCGCGCCACTTGCTGCTAAGGTAGCTGAGGGTAGACCAAACCTCGTAAATTCTAGATTGAGGCCAAGCGCTGGGGCTATGATGCAACCTGATGATTTGCTGCGAAATGTAACGCTGCGTGCCGTAACCTCTAATGTGGGAGTACCACGGTGTGAATTCGCCCTGGCGCCACATGCCTGGGGGTAAGCCGGGAGCCCAGACGAGGAACCGCTCCCAGGGGTGGGCGTTCTGAAGTTCTACGACAGCATAACGTGAAATCAGGTTGGTTAGGATGTCGCTGGAGGCGCAAACTTTAAAGAAGTCCTGTATCTTGTAAGCGCCTCTTGAACTTGAGTTGACGAGGTTGGTTATATTTACTATGTGCTGCGCGGCGGTGGGTGCATCGTTCCCGAAATCAGCCACGAGGGGGGAGCCGTCTTTCGGGATGCATTCGAAGCAGCTTATGTTGGTGTCAAACGAGATGCTCTGTCCTTTTGGGATGGTTAGCAGCTTGCTGCTGTCCAACCCAGCTGCGTACGATTGGATGTGGTGGTTGACGCGATAGCCGCTCCATGCTGGGAGATCATTAAGAGGTAGGGCGCATAAATTATGCACCGTGACGATTGAGCCGGTATGATCTTTAAGGAACTTGAGGAGCTCTCTGGTTTTGAGGATGTTAAGACCAGTATCGTTGGTTGTTCGGTGTTTGCGCAAGTTGTCGGCCCAATTTTCAATGATTGGGAACTGAGCGGGCACCAATGGCATGTTGATGACTTTCTTGGCCACTAGGTGGGAGCACACTTCATCAGCGTGCACTCTGAGGGTGGCGTGCCCATTTTGAAGTACGATTGGGCTATTAGAGATGCCCATGCTGGCTTCGTGCTGTTGAATCTGGTCAATTGTCGGGAAGGAGGGCAGTGGACAATTGAGACCGAAAGCTGCTCGATAGCAGTGATGGTAGCAGAAGCCGTCGTCATCGGGGTCGATATCGAGCCAGACATCTCTGCTTGGTCCATTCAGGATGGATGCAGTCCCGTGTTCTTTAATGAGAGCGGTGAAGTCCAGGGTGGGTTCATCGACGCTATCGACTAGTTGAAGAAGGAGAAAGTGGCGGCGTGAAATGCCGGTTAGGGCCTTCATGTTGTCATATCCATAAATGTCATTTGCGGACTGAATCGAAGAAAGGGAACCAGCCAATGTGCCCTTGAATCTTTGCCACAGCGTGCTACCGCCGCTTTGGATCTCTTTAGTAAGGTAGCTAAGGGCTTTTGTCGAGTGCCATCTACGTACCATGCATGAGATGAGAAGGGCCATGGTAAGCGTGTTTTGGGCGGAAGGGGCCAATTGATAGCCTCTTTGTACGACATGACCTGAGACTGTTATCTCATAGCATAATGCGTTCAAGTAGGAGTGAAAGGATTGACGATTCACATGTTTGTCATCGCGGGCGTCGCCAAAAGCGACCGCTTTATTCCAAATGGATGTCGGGACCCACACAGCCTTCAAGCCGCGCAGTTTTTGGAGGAAGACCGCGGGTGGCATGTGGCCTTGGTAGAGTTGGTCTCCCCAGCGCTTAACGAAGGGGAGGGCGGACGCTAGATCTATGACGCGCGTCATACCGAAGCCGCCAGGTTGCAATCGTGTGGATATGGTGTCACGCCTGGTTACACGGGTGACCTGGTATACCTGCATGATGTCGTAACTGCGCACGACCTCAAAAATGAGAGAGAAGTCGCGGCCATTATAAACAGGTTTGGTGATCCAGTCGACTAGGTTGGTATAACTATGAGTGTACCCAAAAGATAAGTCGTTAAGGTACATTGTGGCGGTGTCGGCTTTATGATCGAACTTGAACGAGATTTGCATGTCCACATTTGTGAAATCTGCGCCGAGTATGATCCTTGGAGGCACCATCATGGTGAAGCGACCGCTGGTGGCGCCGGTTGCTTCGAAAATAGCATAGAGCTGTTCATGATTGATGTCATGCACCATGTTTGCAAAAAGAGTGGTGCAGGGTTCGTCGAGGTGTTCAGCACCTAAACCTCGTAAAATAGCCTGCGCATTGTCGCGAGCAGGCGACTCTGAATGGGATGCCTGAACAAAGCGGGCTTGGGTGCGGCCGTCGAAGAGGCTGGCCCAGCTACAGTTTGGTAGGTTCTTTGGGCTGGGGCCTATCTCTACGACGCCTTTGCGGTCTCGCCAGTGGGAGAACTCTGTTTGTTCAGCAAGTTGGGAGAGCGCGTGGGGAACCT